GGTTGGATAAAACTACACCGAACTATTCTTGAAAGTTTTGCATTTTCAAACCCAACTACTTTAAAATTATGGATTTGGATTCTTGCAAAAGCATCTTCTAAAGAAAGATTTGTTCCAATAAAAGTCAGCGAGTCGTTTCGTGACGTAAAATTAGAACCTGGTCAGATGCTTTTTGGCCGATTTAAAGCTGAAGAAGAACTGGAAATAAACGGGTCAACTATTTATAGGCACCTTCAAAAATTACAGGATCATGGCAACATTTCAATGGACACGAACACCCAATATACTATTATAACTATTTGTAATTGGGATAAATACCAATCCACCGAAGAAGAAAGCGAACAAGCATCGAACAGCCAGCGAACAGCCAATGAACTACCAGCGAACAAGCAGCGAACAGCCAGCGAACACATACAAGAAAGTAAAGAAAGTAAAGAAGAAGAAAAAAATAATTTTTGTGATTTTTTTGAAGAGACTTCCATCCGACTTCTTGAATGGTGCAAAACTGAAAAATTTTTCAAAGATCGATATTTGGATGGAGCTATTGCAACGTTCAATAAGCTTCAAGAACTTGAATATTCAGAGGATCAGATTAAGAAAGCAATCGTCAACGGTCGAACCGGTTTTATGGCTGCCAACTTTCAAAACCCTGAAAAACTGATTGCAAAAAACTCAGACAAAGTATATTATATCGATGTTTTTATTGAACTTACTGGTAAGGATCTTTCAAAAGAGGAACGCGAAGAAAAACGAAGCTTTTTTGAAAAAGAATGTGAATTTGCTATCAATCACGACAAAATACCTGGCAAAGATTATAAGAAAATTTGCATTGAGATATTTGAAGGTGGCTTATCGTTTTTGCTTTCATTGCCAAATCAAATGAATTTTAAAGAATACATGGTTTTGAGGAAACTTAATGATCGAAAAGGGATTGATGACCTTTGGGGTAATCTTGATGTTATCAAACGGTTCCCTGGTAAAGCAAAAAAGCATGATTCGGTTTATAAGTTGATTCGAGAAACTATAAATGGGAATGAAGATGACGAAGAGGATTAATTTAAACCTCCATCCTAATACTTTCTATCCACTAACTCAAAAATAGTTTAACCTTGCTCTTTAAAATGCAAAATTCATTTTGGTACGAAAACGGAATACTTCAAATGTCACCCTGTATAATTACAGATTACTTTGGATTAGGATATTACGAAATTTATGACTTAGAATCTCACGAATATTTCATCAAACATGAAACAGCAATACATCGGTTCTCGAATTAAAAACGAAAAGGCCCTCATCAAACAGATGAACGCCTTTTACTCGAAGTTCCCAAAGGCTAAAGAAGCCCCAGCTTTACCAAAGCAATCACGATTACAATGCCTATTAAGCAAAATCCGATCACTCTGTAAACGAATTCTGATTCAGGTTCAGTTGTTTTCATTGCTTGTAAGTAAAAAGTGAATTTCAATAGTTGAAAGATCCTTTGAGTTTGTCTCCAAAGGCGGTAAAGTAGCTTGCATCTTGTTTTCAAGTTTGCAAATAGATTCCAATGATTCGAATTCAATGCCGAATTCGTCTTCGAGATGGTTGATGTAAGGACGTGTCATAATATAAAATTTTATGTAAAAATAATGTTTTTTTTACATATTGCAAATTTATTTTTTATTGAGTACTTTTGAAGCATCAAAAAATAATCATTATGCCAGCTCCTAAAGGCCATCCATTGTGGGGGAACCCCTTAAATCACAAGAAACTTACACCAGAAGAACTCTGGACCGGCGCTTGTGAATACTTTGACTGGTGCAATGAAAACCCTTGGAGAAAGCAAGACTTTATAAAAGGTGGTGATTCAGCCGGTCAAATTGTAGAACTTAAAACAGTACGCCCTTATAGCATTTCAGGATTATGTATATATTTGAATATTAGCATGGATACGTTTGAAAACTATGCGAAAAAAGACGGATATGAAACATATTTCGGGATTTGTTCACATATAAAGCATATCATAGATACTCAGCACTTTGAAGGCGGCATGATTGGAACTTTTAATGCAAATATAGTTACCCGTAAGCTTGGATTAGCCGAAAAGACTGATATTACCTCAGATGGCAAACCTCTACAACGCACCGTTATCAAATGGGGAGACAAAGAACTTGAAATATAATGGTTATCGAGTTTACACCCAAACAACTTGAAGCTTTCGAAGCTTTACAATCCGAAAAATACAATTTCATAACATACGGAGGCGCGATTCGTGGCGGGAAAACATGGTGGGGACTTTGTTCGCTTCTGGTTTTATGTGAGGTTTTTCCTGGATCCCGATGGTGTGTTGTCCGGGAAAATACAGAACGTCTCAGAACTACAACCATACCGTCGTTTTTAAAACTGAATCCCAAAGGTAAACTACGCCAGAACCCTTACGAATATCATCATCACAATGGATCAACCATACTTTTTAAAGGTGAAAATATTTCAAAAGACCCGGATTTAGACTCATTTAAAGGACTTGAAGTGAACGGATTTTTATTCGAAGAAATAAACGAGTGCCAACAGCAAACACTTTATAAAGGATTTGAACGGGCTGGTTCTTGGATTATTCAAAACGCAAAATATAGCCCCAAACCAATTATTTTAGCTACCTGCAACCCTACCAATGGATGGGTGAAAGATTTGGTTTACAACCCTTGGCGTAAAGGCGAACTTAAAGAAACCTGGTGTTATGTTCCTGCAAAAATTACTGACAATCCGCATCTCAGTGAAGAGTATAAAGATTCGCTAAAAAACTTGCCCCGCTATGAATATGCTGTATTTGTCGATGGAGACTGGGATGTCCAACTTAAAACCGGCGGCGAATTCTTAAAAGGTTTTGAAATTGACAAACATGTAAAACCTGTCAAATACAATCCTGATGCAACAATCCACATCTCAATTGACTCAAATGTTGATCCATATATCGCTGTGACGTGCTGGCAACTTATCAAAAATAATGACAAATGGCAAATCCGGCAAATAAATGAATTGCCGGCTATTGATCCGAATAACACGGCTCGTAAAGCTGGTGAACAGGTGGCAACCTGGCTGCGGGCAATTGGATATAATCAACGGGTTTTTATGTATGGGGACCGGTCTACGAAGAATCGAAACAATATTGACGATGATAAACGGTCTTTTTATCAAATATTTGTGGATTCAATTAAAAAACAAGGTTATCAAATAGAGGATAAATTTTTGCAATTTGCGCCATCAGTATCATTGATCGGGGACTTTGTGAATGCTATATTTGACGGGACTTTACCATTTGCCGAAATTGTTATCGGCGAGCATTGCAAAAAGGCTATCAATGATTATATTGAGACTAAGCAGGATAAGGACGGTTCAATTTTAAAAAAGCGCGAAACAAATCCAAAAACAAAAGTAAGTTATGAGCCTAATGGACACTTTACGGATACTTTGAAAGACTTTATTGTTCAAGCGTTTTACAAAGAATTTAATCAATTTGTGAGCAGATTTAAAACATTAACCCCCGGCGGCGTCAAAACCGTTGCGCAGAGATCAAAGATAACGTTTTAGTTTCTTCTGAATCTTCCCGGCAGTTTCGTAGTCTTCTTTCTCAATAGCCTCTTCCAATTGATCTTTTAAATGCTCATAATTTTGGCAATGTCTGTCGTAAAGCCAAAATCCGAGACAAAAACCACAAAAAAAGCATAATATGCAAATAAAAATGTAGAGAAATATCATTTGTCTTTAATTTTGTTATACCCAAACCAAATCAACGTACTCAATCCACTAACCGCAATACAAGCAAATTCTTTCAAAATAAACGGTCCATGATGGTTAGTAAAGATCAATATAAATGCAACCCAATGAGAATTACAAGTTATGCAAAATCCTAAAGGTTTTGCTATTAACCATGTCCAATGATTTATTTTATTGACCTTGAAAAGAAATCGCTTATAAAAAGCTAAAATCATATCCGGTTCCATAGCGAATTGAAAGCCAACAGATGCAAAAACGGCGATAAAAATAAGTGTTATCATATTGATTTGATTCCTTGGTTAAACATTTCAACTTCTTTTTCGGTAGCATCACGGAAATAATCTTTGAATTCATCGGCCCACAATGGTACTTTTTCATCCGATTTGCATTCTAAATCTTTTTTTGATCTGTAAATGTAAGATGAAGTTGCTGTTTGTCTGGCAACAATTCTGTTTTTGCTTAAAAAATGTCTTCCACAGCTGTAAGTGATGTTTTTGGTGCAAATTAAGATGATCATGATAGTTATTTTTAATTCCATACAAATGTATGAATCTTTTTTTACATTTTCATCATACTTTTGTCAAAATGTCATTTAAAAATGTCAATTACCAAAGATCAGCTTGCGCAGCTTAATTTTTGATACCTCAATGGGCAAGATTTACTACAATTCTGCCCAGCACAATTACTTATAAGCCAGTATGAGAAGTTTCCAGACCTTTTACAGTCTGGTTGTGATATGGCTTATGAAGAAGTAAAAGGCGAATTATCAGTAAGATATGACATTAACAAAGAACTCTCCAACGCCAATCAAAAACTAAAAAATCAAACAGGTAAAGTTTCTGTATCAATAGCCGCTGGTACATTTGTAAGTCAAATATACATGACTTGGAATAGTCCAGTTCCGGTTGTTTTAGACGGTGACGCTTCGTTTAATGCTGTTCAGTTGGTTAATGGTGGTTTCTTCCCAGCTATCCAGGGGCAAATAATCGATAGCTCTCCAATTGTAAAGATCGGAACAATTGACGGAGGCGATCAGATTATGTCTGAAAGACATACAACTGAAAACGGCTTAGTATTTTGGGTAAATAAACTATTTACGAATGCAACAACACTTTTCTTTGAGATAACTTCGGGAAATATTGATATTGATTTGCAAGCCAATGCAAACGTAAACATGCCACCGGTTAGTATTGTGGCATTACAAAACAAAACAGGGGACTTTATTTATTCATTTCCGGCAAATTCATACATATACCAGGCTTTTGCAACTATATTACTCGGGACACCTTCAATACAGATAGGCACTACTCAAGGCGGTAGCGATATTCTTCCGATGACATTGATTAACCCGACATTGCTTGATCTTATCCAATCGTATTTTGAAACTGATTCAATATTGTATTTTTCAGTCATCAACGGATCGGTGAATCTTCGTTTAGATGTCGGTTATGATTTTGTCCGGCCAACTTCTTGGAGCGGGACCGCCCGGAATAATTTTCTGGTTAAGCTTTTGGCTATTTTCGCAATTCGAAATATACTCGGTTCTTTGGCCGGGGAAAACAAAATGCTTATCTCTCACTTTGAATGGGGCGATTTGATGATTGTGAAAATCAAAGATCGTCAGTTTAATATCAATTTGCCTCAAGCTCCAAGCCCAATGAGGGGGAAGAATGAAGTTGTTTCGTCATCGTTTAAAACACTCGGATAATTATGCCAGCCTCCCAATCCCGCAAAGAACGCCGCGCCGCTTTACAGGCTAAATACAATACTTCATTGGCTATTGCCGGAGGTGGAGGTTATGGACAAGGCAATAGGGTTTCAAAACCGGCCACGGGAACCGCTCCGGTGGTAAACCCGTTTATGATTCCGAAACAGGCCGGTTTAAACTATATAACTCAGTCATTTCCAAATAATTATTACGTTGAATGGGACCTTTCTTCTTGGCGAGCCGCTTGCGACCAGGCAATTAAAATGGGTTTTCCGGTTTCTTATGCTGCATTGACTTCATGGACTTATGAAAGCAGCCCGTTTGTACAATCGCTATTTAATGCCCTCGGTGACGCTTTAACACAAATCCCTATTTTTGTTGTCGATAGCAAAGGTAATCGGATGGATGATATCACAACTGAGGTTTGCACGCAACGTTGGTTTGTAGAATTACGTAAAGAGATATTGTTTGCTAAATTTTGGGGATTTACCGGATTGAACTTTGATCCGGTTAACAATAAATGCTACAAATATCCGATGCAACAGCTTGATCCAATCAATAGGCTATTGCGCCAATCGACATATAATTTTTCAGACGGGATGGATTTTTTCAAAACTCCAAACCTTTTATTTGTTCAACCATCAACAAACTACGAATCATTCCTTGGGTGGATGCAGCCTATTACCAGGATGTTTATTCAGCAAAACATGAACTCATTGAATTGGGTTCAGGCTGGGAAACGTCTGGCATTTCCATTTTTAAGCATCGGTTATCCTGCCAGCGATAATTCGATTAATAGCGAAGATAGTTTGATGAATGCTTATCGGATGGAAGCTGAGAATTATCTCGCAAATGTTGATCCATCACGTGGATTGCTTACCCCTTATGTAATTGATCAAAACGGAAACATGCAATCTGCTTTGGTTTTGGACTCGAAAGATTCAAACGCCAAACAAGGAGCCCATAAGATTTACCAGGAATTCAACCAAGACGGGAAAAATGAAGTTCGTGAAATGATCCTTGGTGGCACATTGACGGGAGACGCTGGTAAGTTTGGTACAAAGGGATTAGGCCAAGTTCATGAGGCAAAACTCGAAACAGCTATACGTGCCAGAAACGAAGAGGTATTATCGATACTTAATGACAATAGCGATTTCTTGCATAAATTGCCAATGTTTTACAAAGGCTTCCCGAAAGATTTCCGATTTGACATTAACCGAACCAAGGAATTTGACATTACGGAAATTGAAAAACTTTCGAAGGCTGTTGCAGAAAATAAACTACAACTTACTCCAAAGTTCTTTATTAAATATGGCCTTGATGCTGAAGATATACAGGAAGCTCCTGAGCCTGTTAAGCCACCAAAAGAAGACGATTCGGATATTACCGTTGAAATGGCCATGCCGAAGCGTTCGATGTTCGATGCCTTAAAAAAAAAAGACATATACTAATTGGTAGTGAGTATGTTCATCTGAAAGTTAAGCCAAAAAAGACCATTTCAGAAGATAAAAAGCAAAAAAAGATTGAATTCGTTTGGAACAATCCAAAGAAAACCATTATAAGCAAAGAATTATACACAGCTTATAATGCGATGTTTTTTGAGGAATTGGTGGCGAATACATCAATAAATGCGACGTATGAGATTTTTGAGGATACGGCGTGGTTTGAACGTCTTTCTCTCAATGCTTTTCAATTTTCATGTACAAAAGATATTGCTAATACTAAATTGCTTCAACAATTAGCATTTGAAACTTCCAACTTCAAAGAATTTAGAGATAAAGCTCATGAATTAATGGATATCTCAAATGATGTTCATTTGAGAGTTGAGGTAGATAGCTTAAAAAGAGGAGCTGTAATGGGCGAATCTTTTAAGTCTATGAAAAAAGATTCTGATCTTTATCGTTATTGGGTTTATCATGGTAGATTAGATGGACGTGAAAGAGAGTGGCATGTTGCCTTAGAGGGGAGAATTTTTAGGTTCGGAGACCCTCAGGGAGATAAATGCTTTCCTCCGGGAGACTTTAATTGCAGGTGTTGGGGGGATAATGTTAATGACGCTTATTTAAAAGAAAACAACAAAACAGTAACTAAAGGAAGCGACATTTTAGAGGCCAAAGATGAGAATGGTAAATATTATGTTGATCCACAATTTAGATTTAGTCCTGAAAATCAGGTTTTGCCTAATACGGGAGGGTATTTTCAATTGTTCAACAATATTAACAAATTAAATGCAGATAGTTTTGATTTATAGATATATAAATAGTAAATTTACATGCTAAAAAATCAAAAATGACAGGAATATATAAAATACAATCAAAGATTAAACCTGAAAGATGTTATATTGGTAGTGCTGTAAATGTAAAAACGCGTTGGCAAAAACACATTAACGAATTAGATAAAAATATACATCATTCGTCAAAACTTCAAAGACATTACAATAAATACGGCAAAGATGATTTAATATTTTCAATTATAACTACTTGCAGTAAAGAATATTTAATACAAAATGAACAATTTTTTATTGATGCTTATAAGCCTTGGTTTAATATTGCAAAAATTGCAGGAAATTGCATGATGGGAAGAAATCATTCTATAGAAACCAAGAAAAAAATGAGCCAAAAGGCTATGGGTAATAAAAATTCATTAGGTTATAAAAAAACTGAAGAGCAAATTAGGAAAAGTTCAGAAAAAACAAAAGGTAGAAAAATGTCAAATGAACAAAAGCAGAAATTAAGTAATGCTCATAAAGGAAAAAAATTGACTCAGGAACATATTGAAAAAATAGCTAATTCAAATAGGGGAAAAAAAAGATTACCTGATGTAGGAATTAAAATAAGTGTTGCTAAAAAGGGGCATATTGTAACTGAGGAAACAAGAAGTAAACTTAGTAAAATAAATTTAGGCAAAAAATTATCACAAACTCATAGAGAAAATGTTATTAAGGCTCTTATTGGTCGTAAAAAGTCGCCTGAAACTATAGAAAAATTAAGAGATTCTATTAAAAAATCGTGGGAATTTCGTAAACAAAAATCAGCATGACTAAACTCAACGACACCAAGCCATCCACCTTCCAATTTATTAACATCATTGATGAATGGAAGAAAACATATCATGTCAATGCCCGGGGCGAGATAGTTTTTCAGAATAAAGAAAGCTTGGCTAATGTACGATTTGACAATCACTCTTTTCACAATATCTCAAAAAACAGCCGGGGCGTTGAGAACTTGCCCGAAACTATTCAGCAACCTACTGAAATATGGATGAGATGGGAAGATGAGATAAAGCAAGATGTGGTACTTCGAAACTATATCTTAACCGGTTCGAATTTTTCGTACATTTGTCAGACGAGGGCCGGGGTGGTTGTAAATGGGCTTACGGTGGTAAATAGTAGGGTGGATAAGTATAGAAAAGGATTATTATTTCTGAAATGAGGAACTTAACCGATTTGATAGCTGATATTCGCAAACGCTCTTCTGACATCCAGAAGCTTGAAAAAAATATGGCTAAGATTATCGGTGTGGAGTCGGTGAAGATTATTCGAAATAATTTTCAAATTCAAGGCTACGAGACCGGCGGGACCTGGGCAAAACGTAAACAGGTAACCAATACTGCTTATGATTATAATCGGACGGCAGCATATAGAACGCCCAAACTAGGAAAGCGAAGCCGATATAAAAATCCATACAAAGGCTCGGTAGTATCTTCTAAAAACCCTGTGCTCGTTCAAACTGGCAACCTCCGGGATAGCATTACTTACCAAATAAACGGCAAAATAATTTCCATCGGTGTTTTTCCAAACTTTATCAAAGCCGGTGCCAAGGTGGCCAGTCATACATACGTCAAAAAAATGAACGAGGGGGGCCCCGGTACATGGGGCAAGTACGCCCGTACCTCAACCACTGCCCGCCAATTCATGCCCCGCCCCGGCCAACCGCCAACTAAAAAAATGGAATTAGTTTATATCAAAGCTTATGAAGCTGAATTAAATAGAATAATGGGGGATTGGAGATGAAAGAAGTAGAAATTCAGAAAAAATTGATAGCTTGGATAGATTGCCCAACATGTAAAGGTAAGGGCGGAGAATGTAAAGAATGCCAAGGCTCCGGCAAAATCCGTAAACCACGGCCTATTAGAAACTTTAAAAAAACACTATTATGATTTTGTCCGACATCACACATGCTTTGCTGCAGGAATTGAAATATCTGTTCGCCGATCGCGGCGGGACTTACCTACTCGATACACAACTAAAAGACGATGCCACATATTCTATGCCCCTATGCATTTTAGAACTTGGTGACGGCGGCGAATCGGCCCGGCTCCCAGGGAACGGTGCTACCCGGATTGATCTTGATTTTTCTTTTCGGGTATATAATTACGAACCTGATGCTTATAACGATGAAGATGCGAATAATGCTACATCTCAACTGGACATCATTGATACCATCCGGAACTATTTCGAAAATGAAACTTGGACAACACAGGAAATGGTTGATTTAACGACTAATTACGGGTTTCGATTGACAATGACCGGGGGAATAACCAAGGCAGAACAGATACAGGCTGAAGAAAAGATAATAATGGGTTATCGGATAAATTTTAGTTCGATTGCGATTGATCCGGGAACTAATTCAAGTAATCCAATGTTAGATCAGTCAGGGGCAATTAGCGGTATGGTGGTGTTTGAATAAAAAATCCCGAGGCGGAAATTCACCGGGAACTAATTGAAATATTTGAATGTTTTAAAGTTTAGTGAGATGCACCGTATTTGCATCTACCCATTCGATATGATAACAGCCATCTCTATTAGGATATAAGTTATCCTTTATCGTAATTTCTTCAAACTTAGGCGGATTTAAATTATCTATTTTATCAATTGGTTGATAACCATTATATTTTTGTTTTGGTGGTACTGGTGGCGGATTTGTATGACCTGGGAACTTTTCCCTAGAATGCCTTCTCAAATACATAATCCAATCAAATACCAGTAATAAGGCAACGATTGTTATGATGATTAGAAAGGTGTGGATGGTGTTCATACTACAACAATTCTTCAATTTTCACCCCAAAATAATCCGCCAACTTACAAGCCGTTTCCAAGCTTACTCCAGCTTTCCTCCCATCATATCTACCATATTCAATATGCTCAAGAGTACTGGTGCTGACTTCTAATTCCAAAGCCAAATTTTTAAGACTTATTTTTTTTGCCTGTCTTAATTCTCTAATTTTTGCCCCTTTGATCTTCATGCCTACAAATGTATAACTTTTTTTTATTTCAAACAACATAAATTTGTCAAAACTTCATAAAAATTATGTCCGCACCAAAAAGGATAGTTTTTTCAAATGAATGTCCCAACGATCAAGGGTCAATAATCCCTAACGATGTATTTGATTTCTCCAGGTACAAGCTTAATCCTGTTATTCTACGTTCTCACGACTGGCATGCTTTTTCAATAGGCATGATGACAGACATTAAGCTCGAAAATGGTCAATGGTCGGGCGTTCCTGTTTTTCACAAGATAACTGAAGAAAGCAAGATTGCTGCTGAGATGTATGAAAAAGGATTTCTACGATCGGCATCAGTGGGCGGCGAATCAAAATGGAAACGCGAACCTATTACAGGCGATTATTGGAAAGACGAAAACGGCCTGATGCGTTCTGAATATTTCGATGTTTATAAAATTTCATTGCCTACATTGCCAAGCAATCCAATGGCAGTAACGGAAGAGGCTTATGCGGAAGCTGAGAAGCTTAATCTATCTGTCGTTTACGAATCAGATGAAATTCATTCCAACATCGTAACTCTCAATTCAAAACTCGAAAAAAACAATCTCGAAACAAATAGTAATTCACAAGTAAAATTAGAAACAATGGCAGAAGAAACTGTTGAAAAAAAGAAACCTGCCGCTGAAAAACCTGCAAAAGCTGCTGAAAAGTCGCAAACAGAAGAAACAGCACAGCAGATGGAGGCCGACGTAGATCATAGTAATCATGTCGTTCTCGGTGCCGGTGAAGATATGCCCGGCTTTATCAAAAAAATCATATCTAAAAAGGGATTACTCGCCGCTCTTTTTGGTGGGCATCCTGAAGGCAAATATGGTGATGATCCTATCGTTGAACAACCGAAAAAGGACATCGCTACTCAACCAACCCCAACCGGAATGGCGGCTGAAAAGTCGAAGAAAAAAGCTGAAGAAGCTGTAAAGAAGGTTAAGGAGGCTAAAGAAAAGTACGAAGAGGCTGAAGGCGAAGAAGAAAAAGAAAAGTTTAAAAAACTTTACGACGAAGCCAAGAAGGAAGCTGAAGAAGCTTGCCATGAAGCCGAGGAAGCTGAAGAAGCTGCCAAGAAAGAAGCCGAAGAAAAGGCCGAAGAAGAAGCTAAATCGAAAAAAGAGGCTAAGGCCGAAGAAGAAGCCAAACACGCTGCAAAATTTCAATCGCAAATGAGTACAAAACCCATAAAGAAAACTAAGGAAGAGTTGGAAGCTCTAAACCTTGCCGCTGAACCAGGTAAAACTCAGGTTCATTTTGGCGAAAGGACTACATTCTCTGCTTTAAGCCGGGAAGATAACAAAGAAGGTCAAAGAATCCTTAACCGTGTTCTTAATGGATCGCACGAAGGTAAGACAATTGCAGACTATGCAATTATTCTTAACGCCGTATTGAACGATCCAAAATACGCCGCTATTATTGAAAAGGCTCGTTTCCATACCCATGCAAACGAAAGCGCAATGGCAGGTTCCCGCAATGCTTTACGCAATGCCGGTAAGCCAAATCCTTTCATCGGCATGAACTTTAAGGAAATTGCCAGTCGTTTAAATGCTGGTGTAGCCGAAGGTTATAACTTTAAAGCCGCATCCGCAGTTGAAAGACGTACAACTCTCTCGACTGATGGATCGTTCAGCTCACTTGATACTGTGGCCGTTGAATGGTTACCAATGATTATTTATAAGTTATTCCCTTCTGAAAGCTGGAAAAACGAAATTCCAATCTTTGGAGTACAGGAAACAGCCCGTAACCTTGGTATTATCTGGACAAATATTGTTGCAGATCCAACAATCAGCCGCGGTACTGCTCCATCAAATGCAAGTGATTACACTTACGACGATACCGCCGTTGGTTTGAAGCTTGTTCCTTATTATTTACCGACAATGCGTTGGACTCCGCTCCACATGCACCAATTACGCTATGACCAACAGGCTTCAGGATGGAGCCAGGCATTAGCAAAATTGGAAGCTCAGGTAGGTGACGATTTAATTTACACTTTAGCTGCTGGTCTTATCGCCAATAGTCAACCGATCATTTATACAGGTGGACCAATTGACAGCACCCAGGCAAAAACGTTTAAAACTGCCGCCGCTGGGGGTAATTCAGTTGATAAGTTCTACTGGAATACTGCTTATTCCGGAGAATTGACTAAGCCAGGTTTCAATGACATTATGTCGATTGAACAGAACTTCGATTTCTTAAACTTCGATCTCGAAAAAGAACGTTTGGTTTTGGTTGTCGATCCAATTGCCAAGTCGTACATCAAACAGGATAAAGCTACCCAAAGTATGCTTACCCGTTGGATCAATGATAACGGTTCGGAAATTCAGAAAATCAGCAATTCATTGTTCCATCCACGTTCCCGCGTGGTTGCTTACGATTCTGCTGGTGGTACTGCAATTGACATGAACGCAACTGGCGTTGTAGTTCCCGCAACTACTCAGAGCGCAATGCTTGCCTTTGTAGCTTCTCAGGTTGGTATCGGTTTAGGTCTTATTGACGTGTTCTTTATCCAAGATCCTGCAAATTATGGGTTTAAGATGAGCATGGATATGAGAATTGGAACTCGCGCCCTCCGTAGCGACTATAAAGGTCTTGCCCTTTACGCTTACGGTCCAGTAGCTCAACCAGGAGCATAATTGAAATAAAATAGCCCGGATGTAATGTCCGGGCTTCACTTATAAAAACTTACAAGGATGAAAAAATTATTTTCTATTTTATTTTTGGCAGCATTCACATTGACTATGTTTGCCCAGGTTCCAAAGATTACATCGAAAGTGAAAAATTTAGGATCGGTTTCGCCCGGTACTATTCTTTCAATCAATAGTAATCTAGCTGATACCATTACTAATGGTGACACTATTTTTTACAAGATTGTTTGTAACCACGATGGTTTTGTGACTCCATACATCTCGCTTTTGCACAAAAAGCCAGGTAGCCGGGATACATCTTCCGTAATGACTTATTGGCAATCTGTTAATGGTGTTGACAATTGGCAACCAGTATTAAAAGGTAAAGCACTTAGCTCTTATTCGGCGACCATAGACACTACATCAATTAATAATGCTACGGTCGGCAATAAAGGTCATACATATAGTTTCTTGAGAGATACCGCATATTTCGAAAGTCAATACCTTGGAATACGAATTATATCCAACGGGGCTACTTCCGGAGGTAAAAAAGGATACTATAAACCTATTTACTACGGTTCAATTCGATTTAACAAAAAATAACAACTATTATGGCATTTGAAAGAAAACCTAAAAACAAAGCTGTTGCGGAGGCTTTAGCTTCGCAAAGCGAAACCTATTTCAATGTAAAGCCTATCCATGTTGCTCGTATTGCGGCTTATCTGAAAGTTTATGATACTGTTGTGATTCACGGTGATGGCCATATGTTTGCCGGTAAAAACGGTCAAAATATCAATGGTAAATCATTTATGGATGGATCTGATCATCATATCGAATTCAATTCCGGCGCTGATTCCTTTAATAAGGATGAGGTTGTTGGAAGGGCTAAGTTCAGGGCTATTTACAACCGGGGTGATGAACTCCCGACCACGCCTGAGGAAGTTATTCAGGAATTCTATGAAAACCAGAAACGCGAAATGCAGCAAGCCACAAGGCCTGAATTGTCCACTGGTTTTAAGAATGCCGTAACGTTGCCTGATCCAGACTTGAAATCTTCCAAATTAGCAAATAAAGGCGAAGGCGAAGGTGAAGGTGAAGGTGAAGGCGAAGGTGAAGGCGAAGGTGAAGGTGACAAACAATAAAAAACTGTAACAATGAGACATACCATAACAACGACCATCGTAAACACTCCAACCGGAATCCCTGGTTCGTCGGATGGTGTGATGATGATGGTTATAAAAGGAGTGGCGACCAGTACACTTGTGCTGGATACCGCTTATCTATGCTCAAAAGCTGCCGATCTGGCTACGCTAGGAATAACAAAAGACTATGACTATGTCAATGGTCTTTCTGTTTATCAGCAAGCAAGTGAATTTTATAATGAGGCCGGGGACGGTGCTTATCTTTGGTTGGTTGTAACTGCTACCACAAATGCATTTGATACCTATGTGGCTGGCAATACCTTTAAGAACCTTATTAGAGGTACAATCCAAGCCGATCCGACCAAACGTTGTAAAATGATTGGTTTAGGATTTGCCCCGCCGACAACAACGCAAAGTGCCAGCGATTTTCCATCTGAAGTATTAGCCGCTTTGACTGCTTTGCAAGCAACTCAAACAGCTTTATTTGCTGAAGGTTTTTCATTTTCATCAATCTTGGATGGTTACAATATGTCATCCACGGCGACAGCGAGCACATTGCAAAGCATGGCAACTAAAAACTGCCCGTCTGTATCTTTATGCATTACCGGATCAAAACCAAACGGGGTATCTTCAATAGGTGCCGCCCTTGGCCGTTTTTCCCGTATATCTATAGGTCATGGCTTTGGTGAGGTTGACGATGGCCCAGTATCAATTCAGAACGCATATCTTACCAATGGGGTTGCCGTTCCTGTATTGGGAGCTACCATATCGCAAGGCACGAACTTAACAGCTGGCCATAGCTACATGGTTGTTAATGGCCCTGTGACTTACAATGGCAATACCTACTCTGTTGGTGATATTTTCACGGTTATAACCGGCACGCTTGGATTTACTGGAACATCAACAAAGGTAGTCGATTTAACTACAACCGGCACGGTAGTAGTTGGTACAACTTACCAGGTACTTTATGGACCTGTTACTTACAACGGAGTTGTTTACGGAACCGGATCGCGCTTTACTGCTGTAACTGGAGTGACGACATTTACCGGTGGTATTATATTTGCTTACAACAGCCAGGATATTACAAAGCTATTTCCTGCCGATATTAATTCGCTGGGAGATAAACAGTATATGTTTCTACGTACTTGGTTCAATCAATCCGGATTATACTGGAACGACGGAGCAACCTGCGATCTATCAACCAAGCCATTATCTTACCAGGAATTTAACCGGGTAGGTAATGCGTTGAGTGCTGATATTTTGGACTTCCTTACTTATAATGTGATGGGTAAAAATGTCCCGATTGATTCTAAAACGAATGCAGTCGCTTTATCTTTTACCAAAACATTAGAGCAAGATTTCCAGACAAAGTATATTGATCCTTTAACTATCCCAGTCGCCCCGGCTACGGTCGGCGATATTTCTTCTGGTTCACTTTCATTGACCGGTACGAAAAACGGAGCCAACACGGTTAACTGGACGTATGTACTTACGATTAATGGAACTCCGATAACCGGCTCAGTAGTTGGGACTGTTCAATTTGTATAAAAATTTTATGCTATGAATTTAAACGGATTAATTTATACATCAAGTGACTATAAAATAGCACTTTCGGCCACCGGGCCATCCGGACAGATTAAAGTTCCTTTGACTATTGTTGAATCATTTGACTACGGGGCAAAGAAAGAAGTGGAATATGTTCACATTGTTGGTTCCGATGAACCGGCAGGATTGAAAACCAATACTTCTACCTACCCAGGTAAGATAACAATGGAAGCCGGGGAACTTGATAAGCTTCTCGCTGCTGTCGGTGCTGTGTTTACTACTCAGTTAACCGATGCAACGATCTCTATCGTAACTTTTGATGGTCTTTTGGTTAAAATTTTCAAAAGTTGCGTATTCTCGTCTCACGATGGTAGCGTAAAAGCTAAAGATAAGCGTTCGTTAATCACATTATCATTTGATTCGCTCGGTGCGGCTGGGATATAATTATGAAAACATTTGAAAAAGAAGTTTCCTATGTTTCTTGGGAAGTTGATACTGAAAAAAATGAATCGGTTGAAACGGTTGTAACCAAAACGGCTACATTTAAAGAACTTTCCCGGACGGATAAGACTCAGCATAAACTTCATTTTAAACTCATCAGTCTTGTTGAAGGGCTCAAAAAAGAGAAAG